ATCTCTTAAATTTCCTCCAGGTGCATCTACGTCTCTCCATTCACCCGGTTGAATAGATTGAGCATCATCTCTAATTCTAATTCCTCTTTGTTTAAATCCTGCAGGTAAATTAGATAATGTTCCTGCGTCTAATAATTGTCTTAATGCTTGAGTTGCAGTACGTGACAATCCACCAATCATTTGAATTAGACCATTACCATAGAATCCAAATCCTGGTAAAAATTTAAAGTGTACAAAATATTGTACTTTTTGTTTTTTAGGATCTGTTTCAGAATAATTACGTCTTATTGATAAAACTTCTCTAGATCCTTCTTCAATAGTTACAATATATGGAAGTTTAATTCCTGTGGGCTCACCAGAAAAATCTTTATCTTCAAATCCTTCTAAATCTAAATTAACATGGCATTCATAAAGTGTAAAAACATCTTCTGTTTGACCACTCATCGTAACACCTTCTAATTGTCTTTCTTTAGATCTAACATCATCATCTTGTGTTAGTTCATCAGATGCTTTTAATTCTATATCTCTATAAAATCCTGCTACTTGTTGTTTACGTAATTCGTTTTCTGAAATTTTAATAACATGAATAATTGCTTCTGCATCTTCTAATGAACTTGCTGTGTATGGAACAATAATATCTTGAGCTTGAATAAATTTAGATACTGCTCTTCCAAGAATTTCATCATAATAAACTTTTTTAAATGTAGATCCTGATAATGGTAAATAAAATAACATTTGATCAAATTCAGGTTCATATTCTTTCATGACATCCATGATTTGATAATTCATAAATTCAGAAACTCGTTCTGCTTGATCTTCTATTTCAGGAGTTGTTGCACCAACTACTTGTGTTCTAACAGGTCCTTCTGGTGGTAATAATTCTTTGTAAGCTAAAGCTTGAAATTGTGTAACAGCTTCTGCTAAAACTGGATGAGTTGCACTTGATGCACCTTGAAATGGTTCTGTTCTTGATTCGTATTTAAATCCTAATAAATCTAATCCTTGAGTGTAAGCCTTTTCCCAATCTGCTCTTGAATCTTTATAAGATTGTGCATCTTGATAAAGTTCTGATCCTAATCTATTTAAAACTGTTTCATCAATAACTTCAGCAAGGTTTGCATTAAATTCTGTTTCACCTGATAAATCTTTTGTTGGATCAAAATTTATATCAACACTACCATCTTCATTTTCAGTAACTTCAGTTGGAGATGTTGGCATCTCTTCTGTTTCACTAATAACAAGATCTGTCTCCTGTTCAGGAGTCAAAGGTCTATTTATTGTTGGAATAGGTTTTTCTATTTCTGCCATTTGTTGTTTTCTCCGATTTAACTGTTCTAACAGTATTATAACTAATATTCAAGCCTTGCGGGTTAGGTCCACGTAATGGTGGTATAGTTCTAGTTAATCGTTTAATCATATACAGGTCCGTAGTTTGTTGTTTCTTCAATAAAGTCTGCTGGTTGATCTGTCATCTGATCTCTTCTAGCTTGTTTAGCTGGTATTATTTTTCTGTTCTTAATATCACCCGTTGCAAATCTTTCGGCAGCTTCAACATCTCCGTAAATTGTATCTCTTCCTGGTATTTTTCTTGTCTCACTCATTGTAATATCTACATCGTCTGGTCCTTGTGCAAAATACCTTGGTTCTTTTTCTAAAACTTTAAATTCTGCTGGTTCTACTTTTATACCATTATAATATTTAAGTTCCATTGTAGGTCTGTAATAAAGAGTGATTGGAAAATCTATTCCTTCTTGATTTCTTGGTGAATGAATATCAACTGCTATTCTTCCATCTGGATATTCTCTTAAAACAAATTCTGTATCACCATCTATATGATGAGTTAATTTTTCTTCTCCTTTTGAAAGGCCACCATAACCTTTTGCTTCATGTTTATAAGATGCTTCTCCTTTTAAATAATAAGGTTCCTCATATGGTTTTCCTTGTACTTTTATTTTTTCAACGAGATCCGGGAACCAAGGATACATTCCCTGTGCTTTTTCAAATTTTATTTTAGATGCAATTTGAGTTGCTGTTTTTCCACCTTTAAAAGCTTTTATTAAGTCAGGTGCTATTGCCCCGGTGGCTGCTGTTCCTCCTAGTAATTTTAAAAATCCTCTTTTAGATATTCCTCCTTTATCAAATCCAATTCTTCCACCTTCTGCAGCTCCTATTGCACCAGATTCAATTACATTTTGTTGTTCTTCTGATAAAGGTTTTAATTTTTGTTGTTGTATGTCTATTATATTTAAATCTGGACCAAATTTTTTATTAAGATCGTCTTTAAATAAATTTATAAATTCTGGTCCATACAATCTTTCTAATTGTTCAAAAACAGCTGTTTTAAAACTGTATTTTGAAGATTCAGCTGCATTCGGATTTCTTTTTAAAATATCTTCATATAAAATATTAGCATAATTTAATAAATTATCTTCTACATCTCCATATTTTGTCCCTGTAATATTTTTTTCTAAAATATTTTTTTGTTTTTCTAAATCAGTTAAATAAGTTGTATCTACACCTGGAGATAATGGATCATATGCTCCTTCAGCGGCAGACTTTGCTCTTTCAAATTTTTTCTTTGTTTCTAAATATTGATTATATTCATTTGCTGCAGATTTAATGTTTTCAAATCCTTTATAATTTTTTTCTCCAATTATTTTTTTAATATCAGCTTCAGTTCCCTCTCTTCTACTTTTTTCAAATCCAAATGGATCTCCAACTAATGTTGTTAAGTCTACAAGATCTCCTATTTTTCTAAAACCCTCTGCAGTATTTCCAGCAGTCCATTGTTCTAAAGCTGAGTTAAGAGCAGCAAGGGGACCTAAAGTTCTTCCTACTACTCCTTTTCCAAAACCAATAATCTCTTCTGCTAATCCTGTTCCAAGTTTAGTAGCATTTTTAAATTTATTAAGTGCAGATGTTTTTTGTAAATCAGTTCCAGTTTCTAACTTTTCAACTTCTTTAATAACATTTTCTGCTAAACATTCTACATCTACTTTTCCACCGGGACTTCTTCTGCAAACTATTCCTGCTGTTCTAAAAGCTTTTACTTCATCTGGATTTTCATTAAGATAATTAGTTAAATATTCTACTGTAGTTTTTTTCTGTTCACTAAATTCTTTTGGTATCTTGGTTTCTTTTTCAGAAACAGGTCTTAATCCAGAACTTGTTCTTACTTGTGTTTCTTCTTTAAATAATTTTTCAGTGCCTGTTCTTTCTTCTTGTAATCCTTCAGTTGTAATTTTACTTTCAGGGCTTAAATATTCTTTAGATGCTCCAGTAAGATCTCTTAACGCAACTTCATAAGTTTGATTTATTGGTATACCTTTATTTAAAACTCTATCTGAAAATTTTAATATTGAATTTTCTAAAGCTTCTTCTGGAATATTATATCCAATTGCTTTTAATGCTTTGTTTTTATTTTCTATAATAGAAATATCTTTTCCTATTAAACCAGCTGTTTGATTTATGTGACGTGGTAAAACTCTTAAATTTGAAAAAGGTTCATTTTTTATATCTACATGATCTAATTCAAGAGCAGATTTTCCATAACTATTTTTTCCTTCTTTTCCTGTTGAATATGTTTCTTGCAAAAGTTTATTTAAAGTAACAGATTTTTGAGTAACTGGATGTTGAACTATTTTATTTTTTGTTTCTTCTAATTTATTTAAAGAATTTAAATATTCATCAAATTCTGGAAGTTTATATAAATCAGTTGTAAGATTATTAACTTTTCTTCCTTTATATGTTTCTATATCTGGATTAATACCATATAATTTTTTATTCCATTCAAACATTATATTTTTAGGATCTAATAATTCTTTATTTTCTCCTCTAGTTATTAATCGTATATCTTTGTTTCCTTGATTTACACTTCTTTCTGCAACGTTTAAAATTTTTCCGGGAATTGATTTTATATAAGGTATGCCAGAAGATTTTCTAAAATTTAAATTAGATAATACTTCTTCTACTGTTTTTCCTTTATTATTATATGCATTTAAAATACTACCACGTGAAAGTGTTTTTATAATTTCTCTTAAATCTTTAAATTCAGGAGAGTTATAAACTTTTTTTAATTTTGTACCTATCATTCTTGTATTAAATTTTTCTTCAAAAAAATTAGCAAATCCTTTTGATTTTACTATTTCATCAAAAGATAAAGTATCTAAATTATTTAATAAATTTAAAGCATAATTTTTAAATTTTTGATCTAATGGAATTAAATTTTTTTTCATAGATATGAACTTATCTTTAAGTTTTTTATTTCTAATTGCACTAAAATCTCTATATCCAATTTCTTGTATTACTTGACCAGGCGTTAAAGAAGAAAAAGGATCTGCATTTGATCTTAAAATAATGTTATCTATTTCTTTTATAATTCCTTCAAAGTCGGTTTGACTTTTTCCTCTTTTAATAAAAGAATGTTTTTTAGGAATATCTTTAAACCTTCTTGCAATTCTACCTCCTAATTCAAATCCAACTCTCCCTCCATCATTAAACTCTTGCACAGCTCCCTGCTGCTCGACACTCGTCTCTGGAACAATGTCCGGTTCAGTTCCTGTGTATAACGGGACAATAAAATCGCGTCGCAAGTAACGGGGGTTTGCTTTGAAGCGAAGATACTTTTTATATTTTTCAATTTCGCTCATTATATAAATCCACCTTTATTATTCGGCTCTCTATTTGTAATATTAAATTCATCTAATTGATTTAATTCATCGGCTGTTTTTTTAATAACACCTCTATTGTAGTCCATAACGTAATCATAAGCTTGAGTGTACAAATTCATACGTTCTTTATTAGAAAGACCATATTGATCTTCTAAATCAAATTTCATTTGAGCATAAGAATCTACAATTTGATCTGCTGCAATTTTTGGATCATTATAATTTGGATATATGTTATTAGCCGCTCTAATTATGTCCTGATCATATCTTTGAGTAGTTTTATTTTTTGTTTTTGTAATTGCTCTTTCATCTACAATATCAGGTTCAGGATCCATTGTTGTCATACCCGTTGGCTCCTCTGCTTTTCTAATTGGTCTTTTAGGAATTGTTACTTCACCAGTTTTTGGATCAACAGTTTCCATAGATTTTTTCTTTGAAAGTTTTTTATTTAAATCTTCTAGTAGTTTATCAATAGAAGACATCACTCGTTTCCCTTTGTTGTATCCTATTCTTCCACCGTCTGCTTTTTCTTCTGGTTCTGGTTTAGTAAATTTTTTTCTAAATGGAATAACAATACCTTCTGGTTTTATTTCTTCTTCTACCGTAGATTTAATTCCTTTTTCTTCTAAAGCTTTAGCAATCTCTTCGTTTCTCTTTTGTAATTTTTGAAATTCTTGATAACCGATTGCAGTTCCACCTTCTTCATCCATTAATAATGTTCTATCAAAATTTGTATTATACTCATCAATCAATTCATCAATAGTTTTTCTTTTATCAACTTCAGAAACAATATCTACTACTTCTCCTCTTTTCGATGGTTCTGGTTTTTTAATATTTTTTTCTAATTCTTCATAAGACATAGATCCTTTAAGTCTAGTTTCATCAGGTTCAAATTTAAATTTACTTCTTGCAAAATCTGTGGCTTCTTTTTCAGTATAAAATCTATTAAACTCTGGAGCTATACTATCTAATTGTTCTAATGCATCTTCCCCATATATTTTTCTAAAGTAATCTATTGGTTCTCTACTTGTTCCTAATTTTTCAAGATCTAAACTTTTAATTTTTCCAGCCTTAATATCTTCAGATAAAATCTGTCGAGTTACTGCTCGAACTAAACCTTCATTATGTAGTCTAATTTCAAATAATTGATCTTTACCAAAAGCTTTAAGTAAACTATCTAAATCATTTTCTTTTATAATTTTATCTATTTCTTGTTCTGCTCTTTTAATATTAAACTGAGCTGAACCTAATGGAGTTTTAGGTGAAGCTACTAATCCTTGTTTCTCAATTAATTTTTCTAATCCTTCTCCTTTCATTTCTTCACCACTTCCAAATTTTACAACGTCTGCTTCTGGTAACTTTGGTGGGTTTTCAAAATTTCTTAATCTTCTAACGTTTGCAGTGTAAGTTAATAATTCTTGATCGTTCATTTTAGTAATGTCACCCATTCTATCTTCAATAGAATTTTTAATCGTTTGTACTAAATCAGGATTTTTTACAGCAGTACCTTCTATATCAAGTTCAGCTTTTGTTGGATCTATAGGTTGTTTACCTTTTGGAAATCTAACTACGTTTGTACGAGTACCAATAGTTCTAGAAACAGCTCCTTTGCCAAAAATTTCTTCTAACAATTGTATTAGGTCAACGTATTTTTTCATAGTTAGTAATATGTTTTATTGTTTCTAATTATAGGTTCATCTTTGTAATCCTCTGGGTGATCTACAAAGCCACCTTGTCTAAAGCGCATGACTGCTTGTGTCATTGAATCCACTAAATCATCATGATCTCCATAAGGAAAAGCAGCACACTCTTCAATCACTTCTTGTGCAAAGTCTTTATCTGTCGGTGCCCATATTTGACCTGCTTCAAATAATGGTGCAACAGAATTGACTCTAGTGTGCTTATCGTTACCTTTTGAAGGTGTATAGTTTATAACTGGAATTCCCATTTTTCGCAATTCATATGTTAATGGAAGGCCTGATGCTTTAGCTTCTACAAGCACAGTTTCTGGTTGCCAATATTGGTATTGTTGATATGCTATTCTACGAAGCTCAGGAAATTCAAAACGATCTTTAATTGCATCTAATAAAATAAGTTGAGGTCCTGAGTCTTCATTTCTTTGAAAGATACCCCAAGTTGTGATTGCAGAGTAATCTGCAGTTTCTTTTTTCATAAACGCCGTATCATAAGATTGTATTACATGTTGTAATGGTGGAATAGTTTCCTTATCCCATTTCTGCCACCACTCTCGTTTTATAATTGCACCTTCTTCTGAAGTTGGATTCTGCATCCATTGTGCATTCCATTTTTGTAAACTAATAGATGATTTAACACCTTCTAATTCTTCTAACTTCCAAAACTCTGGCCACACCGGTTTACCTGATGGAAGTATTGCAGGAAATTCTATCAACTCCCATTTATCTGCCTTCATGTCTCCCGTCGCTCGCAGCAAGCTACCCGTTAAATCTTTTGTATTCCATCTTGTCATAACAAGAACAATGGCACCGCCAGGTTGCAATCGTTGACGAGGGCCTGATGTATACCACTCGTACGCGCGCTCGAGCGCATCATTATTCATAGCGTCCTGTTCAGAATGTGGGTCATCAATAATTAATAAATCTGCACCTCGACCAGTAATTGCAGATCCAACACCGGCTGCATAATATTCGCCACCTTGTTCTGTTTCCCATTTACCAGCGGCCTGACTATCTTCTCGAAGTCGAGTTAGAAATATTTCTTTATACTCTGGCATGTCCATTAGTGTTTTAGATTTACGACCAAATCGAACCGCTAGTTCTGTGGTGTGGGTAGTTTGAATAATTTTAAGTTTAGGTTGACGCCCGATCATCCAAGCGGGGAGCAGGAAGGAAGCGAACTCGGACTTCGTATGTCGCGGCGGCATGTTGATAATTAATCTTTTAATTTTACCATTAGCAATGTCATTAAATTTTTCTGCAACTTTTTTATGGTGACCTCCTTCTATAAAATCAGGCCAAACGCGTTTGACAAAAGTCATGAAATCGCTTTGTGCTTTTTCTATGCTTCTTTTTTGTTTTGCTAATAATCCTGCTTCAATAAATTCTTTTTGAATATCGGGCGGTAATAAATTTAATTTCTCTAAAGTTAGTTTCATAAAAATTTTTTGCAAAATTTTTTAGGATTAATTTTGGAACCTTAAAAGTATTTACAGCTTATCTATGTTTAAATCAAGCGGTAAAGGGTCAAGTTATGGGACCCAAATAAAAAAAGGGGGATCGACTTATCCAGGATATTTTAAAAGATGCAAGTGGATTGGGACCTCTATAATGTTTAAAGAGTCAAGCACCAAGCCGCTCGTCTCGAGCGGCTCGATGCGTGCAACTAGACTCAGTCTAGTAGTGTCATGTATTGTTTAGGAAAGTATTTCTGGAACCAAGATAAACCCTTTCGCATTGTATCATAATCTTCTAGTCTCTCAGAGCCCATAATCATATCATACACAGCGACAGCGAACCAAGGTAGACTAGCGGTCTCTCCGCTAAATCTATTTGCAACATCTATTACTTGGTCTTTGTCTACTTGCAAATCCAAATCAAATGGAATGCGATACTCCTTTCCCTCGTAGTTTATTACATGTAGTGGTTTTGTCATATATACCTTTCTATTTAGTTATGCAGTTACAGTATCATCTTGCGTTGGTTGATTCAATAACTTTATAGTTGTACTAGTATAATCTCTACCAGCCCAATCTTGTCTTGTTTCTTTTACAATATCTATTGGGCTCTCTTGTGGCTCAGTTTTAATACCGACATAATTAATTAATTGTGTCATATGTTGTCTTAACCAATCGTTCATACATCGTTCGTCGCAAAAATACTGTTCCCATGGAGAACTCCATTTATAAGTATTGTCTACCTCATATCTTGCATTGCGAGTTCGCAAAACTTTAGAGCCTTTCATTCCTCTCACTCGTGACTGTGTATCGTATGTATGACACTTTGGTCCCTGACAAATGTGTTTCATTTTAATTATCCTTTCTCTCAACTAAAGTTATGTCGCCTGTCGCAGTAGTATATCTTTCTGCGTCTAGGTCATAAAAAGTAAAAAGTTTTTCTATGTTGTGTTTGCAATATTTCTCAACTGATTTCTCAGTCCATAGCCCAGCACGAGTAATGTGCTTTCCATATTTTTTTGCAAAGAAAGTCACATTAAATTTAGTTCCTTGTTTTAAGTTAAACATATTATACCTTTCTGATTTGTTTATATAGGGGATATTAATATAATATCCCCTATGTGTCAATACTTAATGTGTTGCAACCTGTGCTTGTCTTGCCTTTTTAAATTGAGCAATAACAGATTTATTATCTTGTTTAATGCGTCTTGATTTAATAAGACTTGCCAAGTTTTCTGGTTGATAAATAGTTAATGATACCCCAGCGGTTCTTTGCAGTTCGTTCTCATTAATATTTAAACCCAATGCACCACACAAATCGATTGCGTCCTTAACATACTTATAATCTTTAAGTGCGTTAGTTATATCTCGCATATCTTTTTGTATCATTTCAGCCCAAGTCCAATGAGATTGAACAAATACTTGTCTAGCATTTTTAAATGCTTTCATCTGTTCAAACTCTTTTGCTGTGCAAGGTATCGTTCTTGAACGACAATAACTTGTACCAATTACATCAAGGGAATATTTATTATTCCATTGTGCTTTGATACTATTGTCATCATCATAGCCAAACCCAATAAACTTTTTAATCTTATCAAGTTCTTGTGTTTGGTGTGGATTAGAGTGATTGTCTTGGTGTTGAACAATAATTTCAGGATTTAATCCAGCACTTTTTATCTCATTACGATAGTAAGCAATACCTAAATCGTACTGACTAAATCGTCCTGACATATCTGCATTTAATTTGAAATTAAAATGTTCGCTGTTGTCTCTCTCGTTTTCAGTCGTTTCAATTTCAGTATTTGCAAAATAAAAACAACTGTCCTTTGCGACAACATCACACGCATTACCATATTTCTTTTTAAACTTTTGTAATGTTGCGACATCATCTTTTGGATATGCTCTACTAACTACATTACTAGCTATTTTAAAAGCTGTACTGTAAGCAGTATCAATATCCTCTCTTGCCGATTTAAAGTTTTCAAGTTCAGTAGTCTGTTCGTTCTCAA